CGAAGCCCTACGTCTGGCGGGCCGAGGGTGCAGAGATCCTCGCCAAAATCAGACGCGCCCGCGCAGTACTGGACAACGCCGCCGCCGCATGAGTTCTTGCACGCCAATTGAGAGTCAGGACACTAGCTCTCGTCAATGGGAGTCCTATCGGCGGAGTGATCAGGGCGGAGGTCTCGAGCAACGGCCACTACGCTGCGGACTGCTTCAGCGTGTCGGCTACTGTTGACCCGGGTTCTTCATCCATCGAGCCGGTTTGGATGGTGAGCGGCAGCCTGGCTGTCGAGCTGCGATTCAGTCTGGACGGCGTTTCGTTCACCTCCTTGATACAAGGGGAGGCCGATAGCGTTGCCTTGGACCCGGTCAGGCGTGTGGTTCGGCTTGACGGGCGGGATTTCACCGCATCTTTCATTGAAGCCCGAACACAGGAGACGTTCAGCAACCGAACCGCCAGTGAGATCGCGACCATTCTAGCCTCCCGCCACGGACTATCGGCAGTGGTGACACCCACGACAACGCCGGTGGGGCGCTATTATCATGATCAGCACGACCGTATTACTCTGAACCAGTTTAGTCGATCTACCACGGAATGGGACCTGCTGGTTTTCTTGGCACGCCATGAAGGATTTAATGTCTTTGTAAGCGGCACCTCTCTCTATTTCCAACCGGCGATTCAAGACCTTGCGAGTGCCATTCCGGTTCAAACGACCGACTTTATCGACGTGCGCATGAAGCGATCGCTAACCCTTGCACGCCAGATCATGGTGACCGTCGAAAGTTGGAACTCCCGCCTGCAGAGTACGTTTGCTCAGAGCGTCATCTCATCCCTGGCTTATGGTGGTGATTATGGTGCGTTGCAGAACTACATTCTCATGAGGCCAAACTTGACCCCTGATCAAGCATTAAAGCTGGCGCAGCAGAGAGTGGCGGAATTGACTGCACACGAGCGGGTAATCGAGGCCACAATGCCGGCAGATCTTGTACTCACGCCACGAAATGTCCTGAACCTGTTCGGTACAAACTCCGATTTCGATCAGCTGTATTTGATAGACAGTATTGAGCGGAACATAAGCGCCGAAGGAGGGTTTATTCAGCGCGTCCGTGCTTACAACAGCTCACCGCGGACTGAGACAACGCAAACCACCGGCTCGGTTGGGGCTGTCGCAGGGTAGCAAATGGACAGGTTCCTGAACGCGCTGAAAGCACAGGCAGGCATGCTTGTGCAAGGGCAGGCACAACCTCGCTTTGGTCTGGTTACGTCGGTTGACCCGAACACCGCGACGGCTCGCGTTTCGTTGCAGCCCGAGGGTGTACTAACTGGCTGGCTGCCAATTCTTTCGGTTTGGACTGGAGCCGGTTGGGGTATGTCTTGCCCGCCCTCCCCCGGGGATCAGGTCTTGGTACTCGCGCAAGAGGGAGATGCAGAGCACGGTGTGATAGTCGGTCGTGCTTTTTCTGATTCGCAGCAATCACCCCAGGCGCCAGCAGGGGAGTGGTGGCTCGTTCACAGCTCGGGGTCATTCGTAAAACTAAGCAACGACGGGACCGTTTACATTAATGGGCCGGTAAACATCAACGGGACTGTTACGATAACTGGCGATTTGCACGCGAGCGGGCAGGTGTTTGACCATCACAACTCCTTGGACGATCTCCGCAGCCATTATGACAGCCACACTCATACCGACTCGCGCGGCGGAACGACAACTCCGCCAAACCAGCAGGACTGAGACGGATGACAGATCTATTTCAGCAATGGGGCTCAGACCTGGTTGTGGGGGTGACGGGGGATCTCGGCACCGTAACCGGAACACTTGCCGGCCAACAGCGGGTACTACGGCGGCTGTTGACCACTCAAGGCGAATATATGTGGCAGCCGGACTATGGGGCTGGACTTTCGCAGTTCGTCGGCCAGCCGGCGGCTCCGCTGCAAATCCGCGCTGTAGTACGCAGCCAGATATTCAAGGAGCCCGCGGTGGCACGAACTCCGGAGCCTGTCATCGACGTGCAGGTCGAGCCGGGAGGCGCTTCCGGCACCGTGTATGTTCATATCAGATACGTAGATGCGACGACAAACCAAACGCAAGTTCTCTCATTCTCGGTTAGTGCATAGAAATGCAGTTGTCATTCCAGACGTTTAGCAGCCTTGTAGAGAACATGGCTGCATCTGTACAGTCGGCCTCCGCTCAGATACTCGACTTGACAGTGGGCTCAGTCACGCGGGCTATTCTGGAGGCAAACGCGTCTGTCGGTCTCTGGATGCAGTGGCTAATTCTCCAGGTACTTCAATCAACGCGGGCCGCCACCAGCAGCGGGCCGGACCTGGACAGTTGGATGGCCGACATGACGTTGACACGTCTGCCGGCGGTGGCAGCTATAGGCCGCGTAGCTTTCTCGCGGTTTACGCCCAGCGCTCCAGCGCTCATTCCAGTTGGTGCTCTGGTCCGCACAGCAGATGGATCACAGAGTTTCTCTGTAACAGCGGAGCCGTCAAACACATCGTGGAGCGAGGCGTTAGATGGGTTTTCCATACCTGCCGGAATAGCGACACTGAGCGTTCCGGTGGTTGCGATGATCGCCGGTAGCGCAGGAAATGTTCAGGCAGAGACCATCACATTACTTGCGACGGCCATTCCAGGCGTAGATACCGTCATCAATCCGGATCCGCTGCAAGGCGGGCTAGATGCGGAATCCGACGCAGCGTTTCGAGCCCGGTTTCAAAACTTCATTCAAAGCCGATCCCGAGCAACGCCATTGGCAGTAGGCTATGCCGTTACCAGCATTCAGCAGGGCCTCAATTACACTATCCAGGAGAACGCCGACGCCGCTGGAAATGCTCGGATGGGGAATTTCGTCGTCACTATAGACGATGGCTCAGGATATCCGAATCCGACACTGCTTGCCACCGTTAGTGGCGCCGTAGAGTCCGTTCGTCCAGTCGGGTCGACATTTTCAATCCAGGCGCCGACAGTTATAACGGCGAACGTAACATTGGCCATAGAGGTCTCGACGGGGTTCACAAAATCGAACCTCATTCAGCCTGTTTCCGAGGCAATAAGCAGCTACATAAACACGCTGCCAATCGGCGCTACCTTGCCGATCACGAGAGTAGCTCAGCTTGCGTACGACGCGACGGGGGGGATCAGCAACGTGTCTCAGGTGGCGATAAACGGCTTTAATGCTGACGTCGTCCCGTCCGTTACGGGTGTCGTCAAGGCAGGTTCGGTGGCTATTAATTGACATGATCGGTGATGCCGAAGATTTCCAGAATCGCCTTACAGCGGTTCTGCCAACCCGCTGGTTTGCTGACGAGAGCCCTGTACGCGACGCAATACTTGCCGGCCTGGCTACAGGTTGGTCATGGAGCTATGGGCTTTTGCAATACGTCAAGTGCCAATCCCGTATCGCTTCGGCGAGCGGGATCTGGTTGGACGTGATTGCAAGAGATTTTTTCGGCTCGCAATTGCAGCGTTGGAGTGATCAGGACGACGATGCGTTCAGGATAAGGATTCAACGCGAGGTGTTCCGAGAACGGGCCACTCGTGCGGCTGTGGCATCGGTTCTGCAGGACCTTACTGGGCGCGCTCCGGCCATATTTGAGCCCGCTCGTCCGACGGATACCGGCTGCTACGGATCACTATCAGCGACCGCAACCGGGTGCGGGTATAACATTGCCGGCGGATGGGGCAGCCTTCTGCTGCCGTTTCAGTGCTTTGTAACTGCATATCGGCCGATGGACAGCGGAATTACCCTGGTCGCCGGATGGAACAGTTCAGGTGGCGGTTACGGGATCGGGGCGATCGAATATGCCGACCTTTCAATGGTGCAAGGCGAAGTCACGGACGACGTTATCAACGCAGCGATTGCAAGCGTGATGCCGGCTGCTGCCATTGCCTGGACGCGTATCAGCAATTGAACGGTTTAAACTGAGGATCCAATGGACAGAAACCTGGTTTATCCCGGCAGTATTCCGCTTGATACTGACGTACTGAATCTTAACCGGAGCACGATGGTCGCGATCGGCTATCTTGCTCAGGCGACGCTTGGGACCACAACGGTGGTGGACGGTCTGAGTTGCACTCCGACTGTCCCCGCGTCCATGACTATTTCAGTGGGGCCGGGAAGCATAGCGCAGCTTGGCGTGGTCGATCCGCTTGCATTCGGCTCACTTCCTGCGGACAGCACGGATCCCCTAGTAAAAATGGGGGTCAATGTTACTGCCACCCCTTTCACTATTTCTGCCCCGACTACATCGGGCCAGTCAGTAAATTATCTGATCGAGGCGTCCTTTCAGGAGAGCGATACCAACCCGATTGTGCTGCCCTATTACAACGCAGCCAATCCGGCACAGCCGTACAGTGGTCCTGCAAATTCGGGGACGCCGCAAAACACGCAGCGGGTCCAGCGGGTGCAGCTGCAGCTCAAGGCAGGTGCACCTGCCAATACTGGATCGCAGGCCACTCCCGCGGTAGATAATGGCTGGGTTGGACTATATGCGATAACGGTTGCATATGGCCAAACCACAGTTACCGCCTCTAACATCTCGGTATTTTCAGCGGCGCCGTTCATTCGCTCGAAGCTTGCTACCTTGAGTACAGGGTTCGGCGCTGGAGTGCAGACTTTTGCAGTTTCCAGTTCGTTTACAGTGCCGCCAGGCGTGACGCAGGTTGAAGCGGAAATCTGGGGGGGAGGCTGTGGCTCGTATGCCTCGACCAGCAGCAGTGCAAGCGGTGGAGGCGCGGGAGGCGGATATGCGCGAAAGCGGATCAGCGGGCTCACTCCCGGTCAAGTCGTCCCGGTGACAGTCGGTTCCGGTGGTGCCGGTGGGACGACGTCCGGGGGAGCTCCAGCCGCCGGCAACAGTTCCAGTTTCGGCGCATATGTCAGTGCAACGGGTGGAACATTGAATCCCCTCGCCAGCATCAGTAATCCGCAGAATGGCGCGTCGCCAGGAGTTGGAATTAGCGGAGACATAAACCTTACAGGTTCAGCCGGGCAATCCGCGCTGATGGGTGCCGGTGGGCTAGGCGGTGGCGCGCCAATGGGAGGCAGTCAAGGCAGCGGTACCATTGGAAATAACGGAATTTTTCCAGGAGGAGGCGCCTCTGGCGCGGGTACCGGGACGACTGGAACGACTCCGTTCAACGGGGGTGCTGGCGCGAATGGTTTTGTGGTGGTGAGGTGGTAGTATCGTGAGGAAATATGCGCGTGTCCAGGATGGGACGGTTGTCGAGCTTCTGGTAACCGAGGGTAGTATTTCGAAATTGTTCGTCCCAGAGCTTACCTGGGTCGATGCGTCGTCCGTCCCGAGCGTGGCGGAAGGCTGGTGCTTTAAGGACGGACAATTCAGTGAACCGACCCCGCCAAAGGCTCCAGGCCTGAACCTACCTACTTTGGCGGAGTTGCGGCAGCAACTTGCGCTGCTTGAAGTCCGTATCTCTGACATTGAGAAGGCTGGTTGATAAGCTGACCTTTTTCGTATCGCCGCCTAAACCCTCCATTCGTCGACAGCGAGCCGTTCATGGGCACACCTGCCACCTATGTTTCCAAACCGTCAAGTGCGCGGACGGTGCGACTGGACTGTTTTGTGCCGGTTCCGCGTGGTGCGGCAGCCGTGGCACCAGCGCCGCTGAACTGGCCTGCGAAGGATCCGGTGGACACACTCGATTATCGTCTCGACATTTCGTCAGCCCTGGTGGGGAACGAGGGGGATGCGATGTCGACGCTGGACGTAGCAATTTCGCCAAGTAACCCTGGAGACTTGGTGGCAAATAGCGTTGCGGCGGATGGACCGGTAATCGTACTGTGGCTAACGGCGGGGCAAGTCAATACCGTATATACCGTGACGATCAAGGTCAGCACGATGAGTGGCAGAATGCTGCAGAGGAGTGTTCTACTTCCTGTGTTGCCGCTGTCTAATCCGCCGATTCCTCCGTTGGCCATTACGACTGATCTTGGGGTAGCTGTTGTGGACCAGAATGGCAATCCCGTATTGAGCACTTAGCTGGCAAAGCCAGTTTTACAGCACGCCGATTCAGTGGGTCCTTCTATCGGAGCTTCTAAATATGCCGACTATTGACCAGCTCGCTCCGGCGACTGCGGCGTCCGACTTGGACGAACTCGTCCTTAGTCAGTCGGGTATTGCCCGGAGGGCTACTCGCGCACAGGTCATCAGCGGCTTGCAACCCGAACTGGCCGTTGCGAGCGGTTACGTGCTAGGACGCAACAGTAGCGGTACTGGTGCACCGGAACAAATTTCGATCGGCAGCAATCTTGTGTTGTCACAGGGTACATTGTCTGCGACAGCTTCTCCATATTTGATATCGCAGCTGCCGTCCGGAACCGTACCGGCGGAGAATGACCTGGTCAATCTTAGCCAGGAAGGTACGAACACCGCCGTTTCCTATTCAGAGTTCATGAGTGGTCTTCCTGGGCTCTCG